GCGTAGAACAGAGTCAAGCACTGAGACGACTAATGCTGCCGCAACCAGTTACACGTTTGACAATGCGTTCCACCAAATACCTACGGTCAGCATTACGCCCCACGATTTAGACCCGAACGATCACTTCCATTTGACAAATATTTCAACCACTGGTTTCACGATCGAGTTTGTGCATGGGACTGGTGGGCAAAGCCTTGCGGAACAGTTCAGCTACACTGCAACAGGATTCGGTCGCGCCCTTTAATGGCTCAATCAGACCAGACTATTCAGAACGCCGCATTTCCAGCCGTAAGGGCGGATATTAACGATAATTTGGCGGCTATTTACAGCCAAAACAGTGGAGCGTCTGCGCCTTCAACAACTGTTGCGTTCCAACCTTGGGTTGATACGAGCAGTAGTCCTCCTGTCTGGAAGATTAGGAATGCAGCTAATAGTGCATGGATCACGGTAGGTGTTCTTGATCCAACTAATTTTCAAGTCGGTGGTGTCTCACCGATTGCTAATGGTGGAACGGGTCAAACGACTGCAGCCGCTGCAATTGCTGCGTTATTGCCAAGCCAAACTGGCAATGCAGATAAAGCCTTAGTTACAGATGGCGCTGGATTGCTGTGGAGCGTCATTACGTCGTCTTCTTTCACGAAATATACGTTTGCTGCTGGTAGCGGTACTGGATCAACCCGCACTCATACATGGGTGAAACCCAGTTCAGGCACTACAGCGATTGTGCTTGTCTGGGGTGGTGGCGGTGCAGGCGGTGCGGATAACAGCGCAGGCGGTGGCGGAGGTGCTGGTGCGTCTTGCGGGATTACGTTTTTACGGTTAGCCGATTTAGGAGCTACTGAAACGATCACTATCGGTCAAGGAGGGCAAGGTGTATCTAGTGACGGGAACGGTGCTAGTGGAACCGATTCAACGTTTGGCAGTTTTGTAACTGGCTACGGAGGAGTAGGCGGCGATGACGATGATTCTGAGTACGCAGTAGGGGCAAGATGGTTTGGCACACAGGTAAAAACTAACGATCCAAGTTTTAGCGTCTTGTCTAACCGACATGCAGAAGATATTTTGTCTGGCGGCACAGGCGGTAGGTCTAACAGTGGGGATAACGCCCAGTTAGGAGGCGGACAAGCTTACTTTGGTGGCGGTGGCGGCGGTGGTGCCAAGGAGTCTGAAAACACTTATGTGGCCCCCGGTGGCACAAGTGTGATTGGCGGGAATGGTGGCAATGGTCGAGCTGGCAGCAATGATGGCGGCGCTGGTTCTATCCCTGGTGGGGGCGGTGGGGGCGTAGAAGACGGCATTGCAGGCAGCGGTGGCGACGGTGAGTGCTGGGTTTTAATTTTCTAGGCCAGCACGGCTAATATGATGGCTGCAATAGCTGTCCTTTTCTAAGCCATGTCAAACAGAAAGATTACTGACATGGTGGCGCTTACAGCGCCTGCAAGCGATGACGTTTTGCCAATCGTTGATATTAGTGAAGCCGCTGCTGTTGATAAAAATAAGAAGATCAGCATTGAAGAGTTATTTAAAGGTGTTCCTGATGGAACAGCAGCCGCCCCATCGATTGCATTCGAATCTAATAATGACAGCGGAATCTTTCTTGCTGGGACGGATACTGTTGGGATTACGACTGCTGGAACGCAGCGCGTAACAGTTGATGGCAGCGGCAACGTCACGATTGACGGTGATCTGACCGTCAACGGTGCAACAACAACGATTGATACGACTTCGTTAATTGTTGAAGATAAAAATATTGAGATGGGAGTGGTTTCGACTCCCACAAACACAACGGCTGATGGTGGCGGGATTACGCTAAAAGGTGCAACTGATAAAACAATTACCTGGGTCGATAGCACGGGTTGCTGGACATTTAACCAGCCGACAAACTTTAATGACCACGTCCGAATCGACAGCTCGGGCCGGCTGTTAGTGGGCACGTCTAGCAGTGTTGTAGATGCAGGAAAATTTCAAGTTAAAACACAATATAACGGTGCGTTAAATCAACAAGGAGTTACATTCTTGCATGGAGCATTTAGTCCTGCAGATACTTTTAATATTAATCTTGCAAGAAGTCGAGACAACTTTGGGGGCGATTCTACTGTCATTAATGGTACTAGGTTAGGTCAGATTAATTTCAAAGGATATGATGGAACAGATTACGAATCATCTGGTGCTGCAATTTACGCAGAAGTAGACGGCAACCCTGGCTCAAACGACATGCCAGGACGTCTAGTGGCGGCCACTACTGCGGATGGGGCGAGTTCTCCGACGGAGCGACTCAGAATCGATTCAAGTGGTCGAGTGATGATTGGCACAACGACAAACAACGGTGCCGCGCTTACTGTTGACTCTGGCGGAGGCTCAAATGTTGTTATTAGAGATAACAGTATTGAAAACCATAAATCCAATAGCAATGGTGCTATTACTGTTAACTACAAGGGATACGCAAGCGGAACAACACAGTTTCGAGATTTTCATGTTTACAACGGTAAGACTGGGCAGATTGCAACCTTTGATGGAAGCACTAACTGCGTCGGCATTGGAGTCACAACGCCAGGCGATGCTGACGAAGGCGCAGGCTTGCAGGTTCGTAAATATATAGATAGAAACGCAGCTTATTTTGCGCCTGACGGTCATTACGCAGGATCTTTTGGATACACTAACAATACCCAAGATAAAGTTTGGATTGCTGTTGATTCAAACTATGCCAAGTCATCTGCTGTTAGTGCTGGTTTATTTCTCAGTGCTTTTCATCAGGACGCAGGTGGTTCTGGTTGCGGGTCAACTATTAAAAACCTTAAGACTGGCAACGCGCTAACTTTTTCGACCGTAACCACTGCAAGCGGCACTGGTTCTCCAGCAGTAGAGACGGAGCGGATGAGGCTTACGTCTGATGGCAGCCTGTTAGTGGGTAGAACTACGGCTATAAATTCGGAAAAAGGTTTATGTGTGGAAGCAGTGGAAAGCAATGGCGGCAGAGGTGTTGTTCATATCAGAAACAGTTCATCTACATATGATCTAGCGCCCGCTCTTGTGCTTTCAAAATCATCATCAACAACATCATCGTCTGCAAGATTTCTTCAATTTTATGCCAATAATGCAAGCACTCCAATGGGGGGCATTGTTGGCAATGGGGCAAGCAATGTTCAATTTGCCAGCATCTCTGACATACGTGATAAAGAAAACATTCAGCCAATCACTGGAGTGCTTAGTAAAATCAAGCAACTTGGGGTCGTTTCCTACGACTGGAAAAATAACGGCGGACATGTAAAAGCTGGCTTTATTGCTCAAAATGTTGAAACTGTGTTTCCAGAATACGTCGTTGAAAATATGTCTTCTAGCGGAGCTGAGCCTCGCAAAGGCATTACTGGTGGACTTTCCTCCGGCTATATAGCTGTGCTAACTGCAGCCCTGCAAGAAGCAATCGCCAAGATTGAAACTCTTGAAGCCAAAGTTGCAGCTCTTGAGGCTGGTTGACAGTAAACCGCCCCATGGCAACGTGGGGCGCTCAAGTTACACTGACCCTATTGTTCCTTTTTCATGGCAAACACCTACACCTGGAAAGTTGGCCAGTGCGATCGCACTTTGGCTGATGGCGTGATCAATACGCTTCACTACACCGTGACAGCAGTAACGGAAGACGGCGTTTATTCCGCTGGTGCGTATGGCTCAATCGGTCTTGAAGCACCTGACGCTGAAACGATGATTGCGTATGACAGCGTGACCGAAGCGAACTGCATTACTTGGCTGCAGGCTGCACTTGGTGGCGATGAAAAGGTCACTGAAATCCAAACCGCATTGGATAATCAGCTAACAGAAAAGCGCACTCCAACGACAGGTGCTGGTACGCCTTGGGCCGCCTGATGCAAAGACCTGACCCAATGATCCCCTGCAAGCCAGGGGCAGAAGATTTAACTGCGATGCGGAATCGTGTGGAATGGATGGAAATGCTCTTTATGTTGGAAGGTCGCGACAAGCCAGACCATCCAAAGCGTGGCCTTTTTACAGGCTTGCATAAGAAGCACTTTTCCACGTTCCCTGGAACGGATGAAAACTGAGGAACAGATTCCTAACTGTCCATTGACTAAGCCAGTTAATGTACCTAAGGAAAACGTCTTATCGTCTAAAAATGATCAAATCATTGATTGTGAGTTCTGCCGTCGTTGGCGCTGCTGTGCTGGCATCTCCTGCCCAAGCCGAAGGTTTTTACCTGAACCCTGAGTACAACGCTGGCTGGGTTGGCTCTGATTTCACCGCTGGAGTGCTCGACGCTCACGTTGGTTATGAGTCTGGTGCGTTTTTCGCGCAGTTGGGTCCATCTGTACTAATGGTGGATGGAGCTGATGCTGAGGTTGGATTCTCCGGCAAAACCGGCTTGTCCGCTGCTGTTGCAGACAACGTTGACATGTATGGCGAAATTTCGTTCGCTAAGTATGAAGACGTTGATGCAGGCTATGGCTTAAAAGTCGGAGCCAAGTACAGCTTCTGAGCTAGTCTTCAATAGGGAGACACCTTACCCCTTTCCTGTCCTCACACCAGGGAAGGGGTTTTCTTTGCACATCTGATCATGCAAAAAGTTTTTAATTTGGCCGGAGCCCTTGGGTTCTTGATGAGTGGAACGTTAGTTGTTGGTTCGGCAGTGGTTTACAGCCGCATTCCCTCAATCACCAAGCATTACATGGGTGAGCTTCAGACTGAACTGACCAAGGTTATGACTGACATGGTGCCAGCCAAGATCGATGACGTGATGCCTGAACTACCGACAAGCACTGGGCCAGCAATTCCAGGCGGGATTAAGTCGCCATTCTGATTAAGTGCCAGAAATAGACGACATTGGCATTAATGACGTAGACATCCCAGAGGTCCGCGCTTGGCTAAACGCTCCACCATCAGTTCCTGATGTCCCACCGGTAACACTTGAAATTGGTGTGCCAATTATTGATTTGCCTGCTTTTGATCCTTTGGATTTTGAGCCAGAGGTTCAGCCGCCAAAAGTCACACCAAGCAAGCCCAAGCCGCCAAAGCCACCATCAACGCCAGAAGTAAAGCTCCCAAAAACGCAACCTGAAAAACCTAAACCGGTTGAAGTAGAAGAAGTAAAGCCTTTGATTCAGCAGGTTGTAGAAGCGATACCAACAATTCCGCAAGCGACAACAGTTGCGGCGTCATCTGTGATTGGTGTGTCAGCTGCATTAGCAACACCATTTCTGTTGAAACTGATCAAACCAGTCGTCAAAAAGATAATGGTCAAGATCCAAAAAGCCCTGGGCCGTAAGGTCAAGGTTGAGTCTTCTTGGCAGCGGAGGAAGTTGCAGCGGGCACGACGGAAATAGGATGTGTGTGGGGCGTTGGATGGTTGATTCTTACGTCAGCACAGACTTTTGCATAAGGCGATCGAGGTGCAAAGCGAATCCCTTTGAGCATCAGCTCGCCGCAGTGCTTCAGCCGGGAAACCTCAAAGTCCAGCCTTCGATTAGCTAAAGCTTGCTGTTGTAATTTGAGCTGCGTATCTACTGCGGCTTTACAGCGTGCTTGCAATCCACCATCAAGTGGGATTGTGGCTTGTATTGATAGGCCAACGTTCCAGTTGTGATTATCTTTCTGCGCTGTTCTAGTTTTTTTAAAGAACAGCACGTCGCCTGGATTGTCTAGCAGCCCGTCTTCGTTTAAATCGCTGAGGTCATAGACAGGATCCATGTAGAAAGGTTCATATGGGAGACCGAATGATTTGGCGCGGTTGGCGTAACCCGTAGTTGTTAGTGTTGGTCCTTGACACTGAATGTTGCCGCCATAGGTATTAGTTATTGCTGTTCCTTGCAAGATCTGCACAGCCTGATTCGACACCGACCCGGACGATGTAGCAGTTGGAGATGCAGTTGCAGAGATACCGCCAATACCCTCAGCCTGCACTGGGGCGCAAAGGATTATTCCGAGAAGGTAGAGATAGTGTCTGTTATTTGAGTTACTTCGGTTAGTTTTTGAATGGTCGTTATATTTGAAAGTCCAGGTCCTGAGTAGGTTTCGGAGAACTGAAATGCTTCGCCAGGATTGACGATTGTCCAATTCGGCTTGGCGTTTGTGTCTAAGCCTGTCCATGAATTAACCGATGTTGTGCCAGGAGTCAAAGAGTTACCGTCATGTTGAACGTTTACACCAGTCGCTGTGTACTCCCATCCAGTCCCAAAATTTTCTGAAACGATAGTTTCAGTCACTTTTGACGTAGTTTCTGTGTGAGAAGTAAGGGATCCTTGTTTAAAATTTGGGACCACAGGAATTGCGTTACCTGCTGGTGCAAAAACAAGCAGCAACAAAAGCCAGCGCATCAGTTTGTAGTAATACTGAGGATTACTTGACCGGTCGCTGTTGTGCCTGGACCTCCAGGAGTCAATTCAAGAACTCCGGCACCTTCAATCGTTCCACCAAGATCACCTGCAGAACCAGCAGCAGTAGTGGTGACGCTGCCAAAAGCAGGCAAACCAGCAGTAGCGCCATCCGTCAATTCGGTGGCGTCTTGTGCGTCGGATCCTTCGATATAAGTTTCTGCAAAGCTAAAGCTGTCACCATCATTAGCAAGGCTGTAAGCGGCAGGAGTGTAACCAACAGCGGAACCGGTAGTGAGGGTGCCAAGACCACCAACAGTGTCCAAATTGATGCCAGAACCAGAAACGCTATAGCTGGAAGGAAGTCTCGTTGCTTGGGAAGCTGCTCCATTAACAGTCAACTGAATTGAGGACTGAATTTGATGCTGAATATCTGCCGAAGCAGGACTTACCGCAAAAAACGTTAGGCAGGATACAAAGAGAAAACGCCTCATTTTGGCTTAGACGTAGTGGTTTCTGGCTTGATTGTAGGGTCTTCTTTCTTCTTGCCATTGCCATTAGCTTTTCGCTCAATACCGAACGAAGCCATTGATCCTGTCAGCAGTGAAGCGACAAAGGTATTGTCCATTTTCATTTGAGGGAAAATCCCCAGATAGGAAACGGTCAGTAGTGTGGCGCTCCACAGCAACACCATGCACTTAACAAGGTCAGCAATGGAGACTTTTTCCTTTTCGTTTTCTTCGTTGACCGAATCTGCCATGATGAAGTCACGCTAGAGGTCGAATGGTGGTTGAAATCTGGGCTGCTGTTGCTGGAGCGTCAATAGGCGTAGCGGCTTCTGGCATCAAAGGAGCCAACCGCGAGAACCAGCATGGACGTGATTCGTTGGTGCGGTTGACCTCAGCTGTCGATAATTTAGCCAATCGTATGGATGTGCTCCACGCTGATCTGAGGGTTAGGGACCAGGAGCTGTTCGCCCGTATATCAACGCTGGAACAAGATGTTGCACGACTGGAAGGACACGCCAACAGGAATTAGACTTTTTGCACACACAGTGATCTCATGGTTTTACTACTAAAGCCAATTCTGTTCGGGTTTATCAAATCAAAGGCCGTAAAACAGCTGCTACTTGACTGCTTGGTCAAGATCAGCGAGCAGACTGATAACGAGCTAGACGATGTGGCCTGCACTTATCTCAAGAACCTGTTATTCCCGACCGAAAGGGTAGAGAAGTAATTTATGCCATCCGTGTTAGCTGTCGTGATCAGCGTTTTGATTGTCGTGTTTGGCAGCGGCGCAATGTTTATGAGCGGTTTTGCAGCTAGGCACACGCCATGTTCTCCGGCATTATCCAAGTAGTTTTGCTGTCGAGCGTTGTGTCGTTGAGTCTGCTGCCGTTTTTCAAGTGGTTTCGAGAAACACCGCACCAAATGGCAGCGATTAAGCAGTTAGAGGATTCGATTACCGATCCAGCATTGCTTGACGAAGAAGCGGAATGGTTCCAGACCTGGAAGACCAGCGGCATTCACCAAGAGGTTTACGGAGTCCCTTATTACAGCCAGCTAGATAGTCTTACCGGCTATGGCTACCGGGAATGCTTTGACGCAGCGGCTGCAATGGTCGTTGGATTTAACCATCGTGTAAAAAGCCAAGATGCTTATCGGCATGTACGCCGAAAGTTTGGTGATACAACAGCAGTCCACGCTCAGGTTTCTGCGTTGAGATCACTCGGCCTTGATGCTGAGTTTCGCAGGGATACCAGGGTTGAGGACATTGAGATTGAAATCGATGCTGGCAGACCGATCTTGGTCGGTTGGCTGCATAAAAATGATCTGACCAAAGGTGAACCAGCAGTGTGCGACAGCGAAGGCTGTGGGCACTGGAGCGTAATTATTGGATATAACAAAGACGAATTTATTGCCATGGATCCGATGGGTAAGCCAGACATGGAACGTGGTGGGCATGACACCACAAAATCAGGGGAGCGGATCAGGATGTCGCGGCCTGCCTTCTATCAACGTTGGTCTATAGAAGGAGAAGCAAGCGGCTGGGCCATATTTGTGGATCGATGAACTGGGGCTATATCACGGCGTTTTGGACGACAGTCGTGATGAACTGTGTTCATCCCTTGAACTGGGAGGCATGTTTGCCAGTGCAGGACTGGTTGTTTCCCGCTATAGGTGATTACATACGGTTCAAGACTGAGGAGCCTTATGCTTCCGAAAAGCGAGCCTTACGATCCGTTCAAATGGATGATTATTGAGCCATGTCTTGAGGAGGAGCTGTCGTTAGAGCGGACGATCAGAGAGATTGAGAACTGCGGAGACATTGATACGCTGACGCAGCTATGCGTTGGAATGATGCGCCAGCAGTACCAACAAAATCGGCTTTTACACCAAGCCGTTAATCACATCGCCGAGATGGATGCTTTGATCGCTGGCGGAGTGCAGATGCTCTAAAAGCTTTTTCTAGCGTGGTTAACTTTGGGTTGGATTCGTGCAGGGTGTCTCTGACCCGTGCCTTAGCCGCGTCGATTTGATCTTGAGGACGAGTCGTCCAATTCATGTTGACTGGGGCCATGACTCAGTTACTGAGGGTTGGTCTCATCGCAGTTATAGAGACGTGTTAGATAGCTGTAAAGCCATTGGGCCTGCCAGTCTTGCTCGTGGTATCGAACAACCCCAGCGGCTTCTACGCGCCAAACCAACTTGCCATCTTTTTCGACCTGCTCAATGGTTGGCTTCATGTCAAAAGAATAGGCACGGTGGTTAGCCGTGCCCTTGAGTTAATCAGAAATCAACAGTGGTCTTGCTTGGGATCTGTTGCAGGTTGATCGAGCCAAAGTCGCCGTATTGACCGGTCTGACCTTTGCCGTTGAGGTAAAAGCCCTCGACTTCAACCTCTTCTTTTTTGGCAAAATCCCAGACCTTGCCGGGTTTGATGCGATCAGATTCGCCAGCCAGTTTTTTTAAGTAAGACGCAAGCTCAAGAATAGATTGCTTGGTGATAAACAAGGACAATTGCTTGGGTTGCTTGCCTTCTGTGTCGAAGCGGTTTTCACCGACAGACCATTTGATTTGGTGGGTGAGTGCGGGGACGAAATCAGCCATTGTGATCGATACCTTTAAAGAATTGAGAGAGGATGGTTTTGATTGCTGCATTAGGTACGCCGTTGTGATTGGCATCGGCGTAATGCTGCAGGTTGGCGGCTAACAGAGGGTCAAGCCGCACTTGGAAATGAAGGTGACGGCGTTTCGCGTCACGCTTTTGTTCTGGTGTTTTTTCGTTAGACATAGTTCTTGAGGTTTTCGTTCATCCAATTTTGATGTTTGACCCCAGTTAAAACCGGTGCGATTTTGGCATCACTGGCGAGACCAAAGTCCCGTCGAAAGTCTTTACAAAACCGGGCAAGGTTGTCAGCAGACAGCTCTTGAATCAAGCCAAGGCACAATTCGCGATCTTCTTTTGACAGTGGCTGATCCTTGTCGGCAACGCCTTCAACCTTTGCAGCAGGCTTGGCAGGTGCAGGTTCTGCAAGATCAGCAAAATCTCCATCAACATCCATGTCAGCCGTGAGGCCGAGGATTGCCAATAGGCTATATCTCCGGGAATAAGAAACGCTCGAGCCGAAGTCGTGCAATGGATTCTTCCCTCGACCACCGACGACCATGGGCAAACGGCTGACGAGTTGAGCACCGCTGACATGGAGCAACTGTGTGACAAGCACAGGGTTGTTGTCATGGCTGCTTGGCTCAAAACCCTGAGAGACAGCCAACCCGTTTTTGATTAAATGCGGGGTAACAGTTGAAAGGACCGTAGCAAGATCAGCAAACTTGCCATATTGGGCAGTTGCTGTTTTGTTAATTGCTGGAACCGTTTTGTGAAAATTGACAAGGGCCTCAACTAAGGGCTGTAACGGTAATGTGAACTCCGAGGAAGTCATCGGTTGCATAACGTTTGGTTGCATAAATTGAACAGATTTGCGAGTCATTGTGTAGCAAAACACGAGCTACAGCATCAGAAATCGAGTCAGAAATGCCCCGAACGCATTTATCAAGATCGGGGGTTGTGACGTGATGCTTAGGAGCAAGTGGCTTAAGCTTTGTGCTGTTTTTGCCTGACCCAAAGTGATATAAGGGACGAGGAAAAACAAAGACACATTTTAACTCAACTGGGGCTTTGATGTCCCAGTCTGCAGGCTTGTGGCGTTGAGCAGTGACTGCAATGTCATTGCGCCAGGAGGCCAAAGCTTCAGCGTTGTTAGCAATAACTCGGCTCTGGTAAGCACGTACAGAGCCTTGCGGCACTGGAGTGCCAAGCACTGAAAAGGTAATTGTTTTAGATGTCATGAAGTTCAAAATATTCAGGGTTAGTGGGTGAGTTGGTAGATGGCATTTGCATAAAATTATGGAAGGGGTCTGTTTTAAACGGAACCAGGTTTACTACTTTTTCGCCTAGCATAAACTTGTAAGCAGCAGTCATCGTGACGCGCCAATCGTATTTTTGGCTCCAATATTGACCTTTTAAATCTTCTTTTTTTCTAGCAATTGTGTTTTTTAGTTTAAAAGCTGCAATTTCTGTTGGCCCAGAAGGGAGGTCAACAGTGCTGTAGCCAAGCAAACAAAGATCTATGAATAAATTCGCCCGTGTTAGCGGATCATGGCTGTAAGGTCGCAAAACATTGTTGTAATGAATCATTTCCGCATAAAGTTTAAGAGCTGCTGCGTAAATAAATGCAGAGCCTTTTGGCTTGGTAGCCCCAACAATATTTAAAAAATATTTGTGCTTTTTGTAAGTTTCCGCCACCAAGGTGTCGTGGCGTGGGTATCCATATTGCACGGTTCCAACACTTGGATTTTCATAATCATTCATTGCGTGGCGAATAATACAGCATTCTTTCATGCTTATTTCAATGCCTGAAATTGTAATTCGTTGCTCCATAGTGCGTTTTTTTCCAGTATCAAACTTTTGGAAAGCTTCTTTTGGGCTGCCAAAAAGAACAATAAATGTTTGCGCTGTGTTGGATCGAATGACTGCATTTAACCTGTGCTGAGCATTGCCAACTTGCAAGCAATCGCTAACCACAATGGCGTCGTTTGAAAGACCCCATTCGCCGTTTTTCATGTCGGAAGACATGCGTTCAACGTACTGCTGTGAAAGTTTACGGTTTTGATCAAAATTCAAATCAAGCAGCTTTTGCGCAAGCTTTGGTCCTACTTCAACAATAAATGCTTTATGCGAACAGTCAGCGTAGGAAAGTTCAGCATCGTGAAGATCTTGAAGAATGTTGCTCACTTGGTGGCCTCATGAAGGGATAAAAAGAGGAAGGGCTGTGCCCAAGCGAAGCATGGCATGCCTGGGCATACCTGTCAATCAAACGTTCACCCAGACCTTGCGCTTGACGACCTTGTTCACCCAAGACGTGGTGCAACCAAAAATCTCAGCAACCTCCCGAGACGACCTACCTTGCAGCCACAGGCTCCTCATTTCAAGAATGTCAGCAGGTTGAAAAACTTGCTTATTGCGTAGAGCTGGCGCTTGGATTTCTTCAAAACCTTGTCGCGTTACAAATTTGTGATGGCAGGCAGTGCATTTGCGATAGCGGCGGACATGATCGGAAAACTCATGACATGTTGTTGTGACACGAGTTTTGGACCCGCATTTTGGGCAATCCATCAGAACTGTGGTTGTAATAGTTGGAACTTGCCCCAAGCGTTTGACCACGCCTCAAGGCAGTTACCCACGCTTTGCTCGATCACCTTAACTTTCTCCGGCCCGACGACAACCATCACGGCCATTTCGGCGTAAACGCCTTGGCAAGCCAGCATGCTTGCGTAGGCCCCTAGCTGTACGTCACAAAATTTGCGCCCAGACACAGCTTTCTTGCTGCTGACAGTCTTGAGGTCGCCAACGTAAATCGTCCCGTTTTTGCGGAGTAAAAAATCCAGCGAGCCAGCGCAGCTCTTGGCCTCATCAACTACGCGATATTCCGTCGCCAGTGTCTCAGCGCCTTCAAAAAACTTTTCGCCACGTAGCGCCTCAATCCAATCTTTCCATTTTTCCGGGATTTCAACGTCTTTGCCGTTAAGCCATGCCTCGGCATAGTCATGAATGGTTTTGCCCCTGATAGCCCAGCCATCCTCGCCGTCTTTGTATTTGGCAATCATGCTCCGCTTAAACGGCGTCATGTCCATGTCCACAATGTCTGAAACGTTGTGGGCCAGCCATTCTCCGTTGTACATGTATCTGTGCTGCTCTTCAAAAAACTGAAGGCCAGGTATCGGCTCAAGCATTGGGGGTTGCGATCTGTGAGCAGTATGGGCATACTTTGCCAGCAAATCAACCCAAATCCATGCCCGATATAGAACCACTTGCAGGAAGCCACGTCAGGCTTGATCCTCGAGTTCTTGCTGCAGTTGACGCCAAACGTCCCATAGGCGTGAGCCGCACAGGTTGGGTCAACCTGCTGCTTCAAAAGGCTATTGCATCAGAACCTGAGCCTTTGTCTCGTGACTGATCTCAACGCAGAAGAGCGAGCATTTGACCTTCTGCAGTGGGTGCCATATTCGCTTCCGTCGGATTACGACGAGGAAGATGCCATGTGCGGCAAATACAGCGCCATGCAAAAAGAACGCTCAGATGCAGCGTTGGACGAATGGGACTTGAAGCACCCTTACGAATCCAGCGACGAACTCACAGCCTTTCGCGAGCTAAGACGCCTTGGCGTTTACACCGACGAAAACTACTTTTCACCTTCATTGGCAAAAGATGCCTTCTACAGAAAAACCCTCAACGAACAAGCCGCCACTACAGGAAGCACTAACGGGCTTAGCCCTCCACGCCGAAAAGGTGATCCAGGAGGAAAGGGAACGGGACTGGATGCCCCTGATGCGAAACAAAGCTTTCGAGCTAGGCGTGGACGACGACGCTCGCGATCCAGAACTCAAGGCATATCTTGACGCGGCAGAACGTCGGCTCCACAAAGGCACGGTTTACAGAGCAGGCCAACAACTGCAAGCCACCGAGTCTGTGTTCTTGCTCGACGGCATGATCAAGCTCGGCGAATCCAATGTGATCATTGGTCAGCCAAAGGTTGGCAAGTCATCGTTTTCAACCGGTTTGATTGCAGCGTTGCGCGATCGTGTGCCGCAGTTCTTGGGGCGTGATTTGTCGACGCCAAATGAGCGCATGCCTGTTCTTGTATTTGGCACAGACCAAAGCGAAGGTGACTGGCTCCATTTGTTGCATCGTGAAAGCTTGGTTGCAGAAGATCAAACACTGAAAGCTGATTCGGTTGATTTCTTCTGCAGCATGGAAACTGGCGAGCAGTACAACTTCACTAAAGACGGCATTCGTCGCATGCGTGAGGAGATTGAAAAACACCAATTCCCGCTCGTAATTATTGACTCGTTGAGTTCAATGATGGAGCCAACTGGCATTGAAGAAAACACTTCGCGTTATGCACAGCCGATCCGTAATGCGATCAGCCAGCTACGCAAGACTGGGGCCACATTGGTTGTTATCCATCACTCCGTAAAACGTCCGACAACGTGGGACTGGATCACAGAATGCCGAGGCAGCAGCTCGATTAGCTCGGTGTTTAGCTGGGGCGTATTGATGCGCTGGGTTGCACAAGAGGAAGACGGTTTAGCCCGCATCGACAAGCGCGTCGGTTTTGCTGGCAAGGGCAGGGGAGCTAACGAGTCTGGCGGCGTCATGGGCCAGTACATGCCAGAAGGTGGTTGGACTTACCTTGACGGGCTTGAGGAAGCGCAAAAGGTTGAGCGTGCTGGACAGCGCATCATGGAGCTGGGCGGTGTACGCGCATCCGTGTTTGATTATTTGACGTTAAGGACGGGGCTTAACGCGGATGTGTCCCCTGAGGAGCTGGCTACGGAGCTGGACAAGCAGAAGGGGCATGTTTCACGCGAGCTGCGATCGCTCAAAGCAAAGGGTTTGGCTGTGCCAGTTAGGACAGAAGAAACAGGCTCAAGACCTAGGATCTTTTGGATGGCGAGTCCTGCCGCAATGGAGTGGTCCCTGGGGGGCTCAGAAGCTGGATCTAATGGATCTTTGGATCTTTTACCCAAAAGATCCTTAATATCCAATAAATCTAACACTCAGGATGGAACAGCCGTACTACTTTCTGGTACAAAAGATCCAACCTCGGATTCAATAGATCCAAAGACCAAAGTCGAGATTCGCAGGGGTGACGAATGGGCCAGCGGCTTTATCGTTCGCAACGGATCTAACCCCGACAGCATTTCTGTTGAACGCATTGGCAACCCGATGGTGACGATCAGCAATTTGCGCCTGGGTTTAGATGTCCGTCCTTGTCAACCTGAACCAATCGAGGTTCAATCCACTGTCCCCTTTGATTTCTGATGCCTGATTGCAATCGCACCTATCCGATCCGCGTTGATGTACGGCTTACGGAAGCTGAACGCGATGCCTTGAACGTCGAAGCCATGCAGCGTGGGATTCCGCGTCAAGAGCTGCTTAGGGCTCGTGTGCTGAGCGAAGCCAACCAGCCTGCCCCTGTTCCTGAGATCAAGCAAAAGCATTTCTCTAAAGGGCGCGTTTCAATCGACCGTGCCATTGCTGCTGTTAATCGCCGCTATGACATCCCGAGCAAGCAGTTGGAGCCATTAATCTGCACTGTTATTTGTGCGTTGAATGAAAAAGCTTGACCGGGCATGCCACAG